GTTCTTTACTCTTACCGCCTTGATACTTGATGACAGGTTTCATAGGTACTCAGTCAAATGTTTGTAAGTTAATTATATCAGAGACCCTTTTCTTCTAGGATCGGAGCAACAACCTCACGGAGAAATTCAAAGTATTCTTCTTCAGTAAACTGAGCATCAATCTTGGAAAGCATCCACTTAACACCAAAGACTTGCACCCCTTTATTATTATACTTGGTGAGATCTTTCTTGGCAATCTCACTCACAACGGGAACAAAGTATGCACCAACATCAGCATTGAGAGCATCTTTAACTTCATCAATTTTTTTGTTTGATGCTTTGATCTTTTCACTATCAAAGTTTAAGTTGCACTTACTCTCAAGATAGTAAAGAACAGAATCAAGATAGCACTTGAAACTATGATCAATTTGACGTTGCTTACCCTTTACTTCTACTAAATTATTTTCTTCAATCAAGTTGTCACTTTTACTATCACTGATAACAGTATTCCAAAACTGTTCAATACGCTCACCGAACGTAATCAGGATAGACTGAGAAGACTGACGCTCTAATCCTAGTGCATCAAGAGTATAACTCTCAGACTTTTTAGGTTGAATGGTGACAATCAACGGAAGCAGTGTGCGGGTCAGGTACTCGTTCATGGATTTGGTTGATTACAATACTGGGACACTTTAGAGGCTACAGTTACTATCCCCAGTTTTCCATCCATTCATCAAGAGTGTAGTGCTCTCCTGTGGATGTTTCTTCAATAAGTTCTTCTAGTGACATTTTAATCAAATCCTCACGATATTCTTCAGTTGTTTGATCATTTTCAGGATCAAAATCATCATGGCAGAGGTAGTCCCATTCTGCACATAGTGCATCAATTAGTTGTTCTTTAGTGTAACTCATTTGCGAATCTCCGAAATTGCTGGAAGTCCCTGATTGAATACGACATCAACAACTGCCTGAACTTTTTTGGCAGTACCAATACCAACAGAGTCATAAGTTGGGATGCAAACTAAACCAAATGTCTTCTCACTTCCACCAAGTCTGATAACTCGTCCAATAGACTGGCTGATGCCTATAAAGTCCATATTCCTCATAAAGATTACGGCCTCCAAACCTGATACATTGATACCCTCAGACAGAATAGAGTGGTGAATAACAACAAATTTTTTGTCAGGATCTTTGCCCCAAGTATTCAGTGTGTCGAAGAATACATCGCGATTGACTTTCTTACCATCGATGATTGCACCAGTCTTCGATGTGATCGTCATCCAAGAATAACCACGCTGATACAACTCAGAACAAAAGTCAGAGTGAGTGAGAAGATTGATAATTTGTTTTGTTGTGCGAGCACAAATCAAAGTCTTATCGATGTTGTTGTCATCGATAGTCTCAATCAAGTTGTCACAGTCATCAGCAAATACGACCTTACGACCTTTGATCATAGGCAATTGCTTGACTACAACTTTAGGAGGAAGAATGTAACCCTGTTCTACAAGTTCAGGGGCAGGAACATTAACAAGAACCTGACCATAAACAGACCAATTCATGCCTGGTTTAGTAGCAGCAAGAGAATGTTTAGGGGTTGCTGTATAGAAATAGCAACGATCTGCGTTCTCTGCAAAGTATTCAGTAGCAGGGAAGAAGTTCTTCTTCACGGAATTATGTGCTTCGTCAAAGTAAATGTTATTCACCTCAATATCTGCCTCCATCACACGATGCAGAGAATTGTAGGTGGTGAAGATGATACAATTCTCACCAGCAGTTCTTGCAACACTAGCAAACATATGAATTTGATCTGCTTTAGTGGTGCTGTAGTGGTGAGTCTCTCCCGAGTGACAGTGCATAATATGCGTGTTAGAAGTATCAATAATCTCCAAGAACTCGCTACAAAGTTGTTCCGTCAAAAGTATTCTCGGGGCGACAACAACAGTGGTAGTTCCACAATCAACAGAGTTAAGATTGCGTTGCAAATCCATAATCATCGTCAGAGTTTTGCCGCCGCCTGTCGGGACGATAATCTGCCCTTTGTCATAACTCTGCAAGCGATCAATGATGCGCTGCTGATGTGGGCGAAGGGTGATGGTCAAGTGCTTGTTTCTCAATATAGCCAATATACACAAAAACACCACCCCAGTCAAGAGGTGGTGTGCAGCTTCAACAGTGTCACAATTTGTTTACTAAAATTGATCAAACTCTTCGACATAGCATTCAATTTCTTCACCAGGCTCAAGGTTAAACAACTTCTCCCAATCAATTTGACGTGCATCAAAATCCTGGAAAACTTGAAGATCAAGAGTAATACGAACCTTTTGCTTTTGTGCTTCGAGATAAGAAACCATGGTGTTCCGTTGAAGTAACTTTGGCTATACTAAAGGATATAGGTCGCAACGTCAATAGGGATGTGCCACTTATTTAGGTGGGTTTCTAATCCCTAACAAGGATTTTAATATCCTTACATCCCTGAGATTGTATTACTTTTTCCCAAAAAATAGCATCTTCAATCTTCAAAAATGTTGCTTTGTGGGTGGCATAACCCTTTTTCTTCGGTTTTTGATAATTCACTTGGTACATTGTTCCAATGTCGAATAGCGTTTGCAATAATAAATCCGTTAGTTATAACTAACTGGAGCATAATAAATGTGCGAATGATAGCAATTATGTCTGCTTCTTCATTACTTCTGCCTTCTTTTTGACCTAAAGCATAAGCCCATAGTCTCCATGAACTTTTTTTCTTATTCACTAATTACTTTTCTAAAACAAACTGAATTAAATCGACCAGATTTATTTAATACAGTTATTTTAGTGTGTTGTGAATATACCTTAACACTTTCTACAATATATTCATGCCCAACAATTAGAAACGATTGAGAAGGATCATCATTACCACCCCAATTAATCTGTTCTTTGCTACATCCAATATATTCTACAGTGTCATTAGGTTTAATCATTTTTTTTACTTAATCAAAGACGGGGACAATACGATGACGTAATTCATACAAATAGTTTATGTTGTTTCCATAATAACCCATGTGCATGAAAACGCAATCAATATAACGCAAATCATCATGATCTATGTTATGCATTAAAACATCACAGTATTTCACAATTTCTTGAGGAACTTCTATCTGTTTGTGGTCATAATCAATTACCATAGGAAAGAATTAATATATAGATACTTCCATGTTCTTTTTGGAGGAAGATAGGTCTCCCATATTGGAGTATCTGAGTTACATGCTTCTAAAGCTTTAATTGTCATATTGGGTTCATACATTACCCATACTGCTTCTCTTTCAATGCGAATAACTTCAGGATCACTGTAGCCATATCGAGCAAAAGTTTCTTCGATAATATGTTTTGGAATATCTTCATGACTAAAGATACTCGAAATGTCTGAATTATTAACAGTCCCTGCCATACAATCTTGTGCAGCATGCCATGCCTCATGGCGTAAAATTTGCAGAAAGGATAACTCACCTTCTACATTAATATATTTTTTGTTTATATAAATTGCATTTTTGTCTGGAAAATATAGAGCACGATAATTTTCAGTAAAGTAAATTGATTTTGCATTATACACTTCAACCCCCATTTGCTCAAGATTTTTGAGAATGGTTTTGGTTTCTTTTAGTTGACCTTTTAAAGAAACTTTTTCTACACCAGAAGTACATTTGCGCTCCTTCATACACTCCAGAGCTTCGTCAGTGTAATGTGTTTCACTTGCTGCAACTGATGAAGACAAAAGAAGCATTAGTAATAACAAAAATCGTTTCATTTCCAGTGAACTCTGTTGATTTCGGTTTGAATTTTATTAACTAAATTTTTATGATTTACACTTTGGAAATCAATCTGTTCTACTTTTGTTTGATCCACAGCATTTGCAAGAGTATCAGTACATTCAAGAACTTGTTTAATATATTTGAGTTCGGATGGAGAAAGATGCATTTGATATTAGAGGGTTGTTTTAATTGAAACCTTTGTTGATGTCCAAAACTTCAACAGATTGTAAAAATTTAGAATCAGTTTGAAACCAAGCAACTCTGAGAGTTTCGTAATCATCAAACACATAAGACTTCCCATTAGTTAGGTGAAGTTTATATCTGTGTCTACTATACGAACCAGAAGAAGTTTCGGTAAAGTATTGTGGATCTGATGGATCAATACATTGTGTCATAAGGTTTTGTCTTGTCATCACTAAAACTCCCTAGTGAATACTTCCATATCCTCCAAAGTTTTGCCATACTTATTCTTCCTCGTATGAACATATTCTAATTGTTTCCATTGATTAGGATAGCAAAGTAGAAGTGTGTGAATATATTTGTGTCTTTCATTTTTTGTATATTGACAACTAGGTTTTGGTTTAATACCAATTTCAATTGTAACATACGCATCATCATAAAAATATACCCAACCCTCAACGTTTATGTGATTCGATTTCCACCGAACATAGTCATCAACTTGGGGAATATATTTCATGAGAAAAATGCTGCTTCTAACGGATTTAGATTGAGTTGCATTGCAGTGTGAGGACGAGTGTCAGTAATACACACTTCTTTTCCTATCTTATTTGAGTTGATGGGGGCATGGTAAGTGTGCGTAGTGCTTCTCTTTGTTGTTTTTGTTTTACAAAATCCCCAGATTGTGCTAACAGGATCACTACTATAAGAGTAAGTTGTGTGATGCAAAAGCCAAATAGAAACCACATTTCGCTTGAACTCTTGAACATAGTAGGAGTATCCTTCTGGTGGTTCATGGGGAAAATCAGGCGGTAGTTCCAACTGGGTTATCATCAATGAAGAGGCCTTCGTAATCTGGATACATTGTAGCAATGATATATTGGGCGAGTGCTTGTGTAGGTGCCACTACATAAACCTGCACAGTATAGATAATTTCATCATCTCCTGGCGTGTCTTGCATGGCAAGTTCTACTTCTGCTCTCCACACATTACCATTCTTGAGATGTTCTGCCCAAGATACACTCATGTCAGGTTTCATGTAATAAATCCCTCTACAACTTTAGATTCCACATTATCTGCTAATGCAAATTTACTTGACTTCAAAATATTATCACGGAGATTGGAATAGTATTGACTATTGAAATCTCCATCATCTTCATCCGCAATGAGATCAAAACATTCCTCACTTGATTCTGCAATTACATTCCAAATTCCACCATATTCACTGGATGGAAATGGAACATAGTGGTCCACGATGTAAAAAAACTTGGTCATTGGTGGGGGTGAATTACTCTGTAATTTTACTCAGATTGGTCGCAAATGTCAATATCTTTCGGGAAGTCAAACTCTCTTCCTTCAGATAGAGAGTTCCAGAAATCTTCCCAGTCAGCGTCTGTTGCCTCGCTTATGTTTGGCGATGAAGTTTCTTGCTGCTTGTTCGTTTCGGCAAACTTTGAGTTGTTTTCCTTCATGAATAATTACCAGTTTGGTGGTGCTACCTGCTAATGGAACGGCAGCATATAACTTTGGATCATCCCAATTCTTACCAACTAAAAACCCATCTATGATAGGTTTAGGATCAAGAATATGGATTTGTGGTGGTTGCTTCATTGAGTACAATCGCCCTTTGTTTTTCTGATAGCAAACAGAAACAAATCAATTTCAGATTGATTACAAGACTTCTTACTCTCATTCTCCATTCTTTGTTGTGTGTTAATAACTGTAGGAGGAACAACGACTGGAGAGGAATTGCCACCACCATAATAGCTGGGGGGATAATAATTTTGAGCTAATACTGGAGTAGAAGTCAGGGCAAGAGACACAATAGCAAAAAAAGATTTCATGATGAATTGGTTTTATAATTTTAGTTTAGGAAAGTTTCTAGAGTGTGTCAACAGTCCGCTCTAGAAACTGCCACACCACCTACAACTCCAAGAGGAATAGACCAAGCATAAGCATCTTTCTTAGACACTAGAGCTGCAACACCTCCGCCCAACAATCCACCAAGAATATTTTGATTACGACTACATCTTTTTGCTTGTGGTTGTTGATATGGTTTAGAAACATGATTTTGCTGATAACCACCATTATTGCATGGAACTTGTTTTTTATGCTTTTTCACTCTACCAGCACGATATGCACCAGTATTTGTGTAATATCCTGGAATATATTCTTCTTCAATAATGTAACGCTTACATTCATCAAAAACTGTTACTTGCTGGGCAGCTGCAGGTAATTGAATTAAGAATGGAATAAGAAACAGAGCAAGTTTTTTCATTTGAGTGGGTAATTAATTCCTATTGCCTTATTTGAAGCCAATATAAAACCCCTTGTCGTATTTGGCAAGGGGTCTTGTGACACTTATTCTTTTGTTCTTGCTTTTTGAACAAGATATTCAGCAAATTCTTCCATTTTATCGGGATGTATTGCTACAATACCCACCTGATTTACCGCAATTTTCATCGATTCAATATGCTCTTGTTTGATTTTTTTGTTTCTTGGTAGAGTCATTAGCAATTTCCTGAATGTATTGACATCCTAACACAGATGTTCCACATTAGTTAGGAATTTAATATTTTCTTTGGATTGTCAACACTTTTCTTTATTAAATTGTTTACGGCATTTTTTCAATTCTTTAAGTTCATCCTTAATTCTTTGATATGCATCTTCAGGGGATAGTTTTCTTCCCATTTCCAAAGCAGTTATAATTTCAACTCTTGTTCCAAAGTGTTTCAGTGCTTCTTCAAAACAATTTAGTTCTTCATACATTTAATACAACTCTTCTTCCTTTTCAGTTTCAATTACACAATCACTAGTTGGATATGAAACACACAACAGAGCAAATCCTGCTTCAATTTGATCATCATCTAGGAAAGATTGATCCTCTTGATTTACAGTTCCACTTAAAATTTTACCCGCACAGGATGAACATGCACCTGCACGGCAAGAATACGGAAGATCAATGCCTTCATTTTCAGCAGCATCAAGAATATAAACATCATCATCGACTTCAATTGTCTGTGTTCCGCTAGATGTGTTGAGGGTAACAGAATAGCTGCTCATTGGTAATTTTATTTACTTGTGATATTATATATCACAGGTTGTATTCTGTCAATTTTTTCCATCAGTCTTCCCTCACATTCATAAATGGCATCATTTAGATTTTTGTTCTCTTCTTCCAAATTATCAATTCTAGTTTGAAGTTCTAGAACTTTATTTGCGAATGCAAAGGAACTTAAATTGCCATCATCAAGTTCAGGTTTAGTAGAAGGGGCAAAAAATGCTTTGATAAAATTTACCATAAGGAAAGAAAGAAACCTTATTATCTATCACTCAGTGATAATAACTGAGATGGTTTTTTTATTTTCCGCAATAGTTTGATGCAATTTCTCAAT